GTTGTGCGGCGCAACAGTGAAGCTTCTTTTTGAGCAACAACATCTCGGCGCTCACGAATCTTTTGAATTTGAGGAAGAACTTTCTTTTCTGTTTCGATTGCTTCACGCGCTGGCTCTACTATTTCTTTTTGCATAAGTTCTGCAATGTCTTTAAGCATCCGTTCTTCGCGTTCACGCGGAGTCTCGCCACCAGTAACTTTTGCTATGCCTGTTTTAATAACACGGGCAGCAGCTTTATATCCACCACCACGGCGGCTGCGACGAACAGCACGCGCTGCCATTTCTTCTCGCTCCCTGGCATACTTATCTGCATGAAAATAACGTGTAGCAAGAGTCGCTGCACTTCGCGGATCTGCGCCAAGACCTTCAAGTTCTTCTTTGTATTGAGTGTATGATGTGTATGGTGTAGATGCCATTTTACATTCTGCTCCAAAAACTTTGCTTCCTTTGTTTAGGTTTACGAGTAAATATATCAAACTCACGTTTCATAGTAAATGGCTTTGCTGTTTTGTTATTACCCAACACTTCGCGTCCTTCGCCACCACCAAGCATCAGATATTGAAGCGCATCGTGGATGTGAGAAAAACGGTTCTTGTCAGGCTTGTCATCATAGCGTTCACCAGATACTTGCATCCGGCGATAGCCATAACCACCTTCAAAACCCTTGATCAGTTCTTTGCATCGAGGGTCAATCAAGAGGCCGGGCTTACCATCAACCAACCGATTGAGTGTTCCCGCCACAGCTTCAATACGCAGCGACACATCGTTTGATTGAGCCGGACGAGCAGTAAGGCCAGCACCACGCAACACTTGGAATGGAGTGCTTTCGTCAGTTTGCGCCCTAAAGTCACCAGCAGGGTCGCCAATAATATTTACTTCGCAGTCAGAATAACGAGTAGCAATTTCTTGTCGCAAGAGTTCTGCGAACCGCACGATTCCCATGTCGAATGCGACAATCTCTTGGAGAATGAGCCATCGTCCACGGACACGCTGACCAAAAACAGCAGCAGGAGTAAGGCCAAAGTCAAGACCAACAAACACAGGGACTCCACTTGCGACGGGTATTTCCTCTTTAGCGATGTGTAGGTCTGGTGCAAACATTTGATATACTGGTTTACCTTCATTAATAGCCCCAAGCTTATTCATAACATAAACATCAATCCAGCTTTTTGTCTTACCCCTGATTAGGTTAGGGTAGTAGCTGGCAAGCATGTTCTTTTGGTTTTCTGCATCCTCATTGGGATGATAATCAAGTATCGTTCCGTCTTTTGTTTTTTCTTCTTTCATACCGGGAGGCTGCGTAAAAAACCTCCAGTTGTCGGGTGCAACTAACATCCGCGCCTCTTCTGCCGAAATGTGGTCGGGCACGGGAACTTCTCCTGACATTATAGGCCACCAATGATCCTCCTCTGGAGCGTTAGTATCTGCGATAACCCCAGTCCATGTCGGGCCACCGTCCCGCATAGATGGGAAACGACCTACACGCATGGTGCAGGCATCAATGATAGACTTAGGAATCTCCCTTGCCTCATTGATCCAGATGCCAGTCAACTCCAAGGACAACAACTTCTTCACGTCCTCTGGCCTATCTAACGCAAGGAACAGAACCTCTAGGTCAAGGTCGCCCTGCTTAATGTGATGAGTGTAAGGCACAGACCATTGGAACTTGCCCCACTTATCTTCCGGGAACCAATCCAGCCAAGTCTTAATTGTTGTTGTTCTTAGCTGTGGGTTGGTATTACGAATGATAGCCCAGCGTGAACGCCGAATGCCATCATCATTCTTTTCCTGCGCGAGAGCGCGGCGAAACACTTCAACACAACAACCAACAGATTTACCAGAACCAACCGGGCCACGAATGCCACGGAAGAAAGTATCATCTTTCATAAAGTCCTTGAGGACTTGTCCGTCAGGTTTGTATCTAAATGTTGTCAATGTTGTTATCGACCCCGACTTTCAAAAGGTTTTCAACTACCTCTGGTGCAATGATAGCAATAAGCTTATCAGCTTCGTAATCAGTGCAAAAGTCTTTTGGGTGATATTTAAGATGCACCTTTTTTACAATCGTTCTAAGAATGCGGCGCTCTTCTTCGTTAATTGTGTGCAGGAAGCTCATCATTTTCCTTTCTCACCTCACGCAAAGCGTCAGCAAAAGATAGCTTGCGAGAACTATTGTTCTGCGCCTTGATTGCTTTCTTGCGATCTTTGCGGAGTTGTTTCTTATCCACTGCGATACTTTCTTGTCTTCTTTGCAATCCCTTTGGGTTGCTTGGAAAACTGTTTGCCAGCACGGCGTGCCGCACGCTTTTTTGCTGTGGTGCGTGCATACTCTTCATCGCTAAGTGCTTTAATGGCTTTCTCTGGCAAGTAACGTTCACCAGTAGCCTTCGGCCCTTGGGTGCTAGGCTTACCTGACTTAGTGCGCCACTTCTGTTTAGTCCATGCGCGAAGAGATTTTTGTGGCGCTTTCATTACGAAGTATAGCCTCCACCGCGCTTCTTGTATTCACGCGCAAGCATTTGAGCCTTCCGTGCAGACCACTGCCCCGGTGCGCCACCTTTACCGCCGCGTTTGATTTTCTCAAATAGCGACTTACGCATTCCGGGCTTGGTGTAGTTACCTGCTTCATTCACCGGCATTTTCTTGCTCTTTCAGCTTACGCAAAGAGGTAGGAGTATTTTTGGTGTTAACCTTCTTAACGCGCTTTTCAGGAACGTGAGCGATCAACTCAAGTCCGCGTTCTTTAGCAGCTTCAGCTGTCAGCAAGTTAATGCTATCAGCAGTAAAGGTTTTACCAGACCGAACAGCACCATTGGCGAGAATCACTACATCACCAATCCACTCCTTGCCTGTCGTGTCATAATACTTCGTCATTTGCCATATCCTTTCAACATTGACTTCTTATCCTTCTTCTCCTTCTTCGCAGCTTCTTTAGCTTTGCGAATACCAGCAGGAGTGTAGGGGAACTTCTTTTTACCAACTTGAGGCATATCAATCACCATTTAACCTTATCAGCCCAGTATGCCGCAGACATTTTGCCTTTGGCAATGTTTTTCCGATGGCGTGCCTTAAAACTTGCACGCTTCTTTTTCATTTTCTCCGACTCACCCTTCTTGGGTTTGCCAGCAGTCTTAGCGCCCTGTTGTCCAAAGCGGATCAACTTTGTCTTATTCCCCACCTTGGCGACCACCACATGAGACTTCTTCGGATGGTTGGGCGTGCGCTTTGGCTTGTTGTAAGCACGCACTCCAGCACGAACAAGCTTGGGGTCACGCTTACTCATCAGCCACAGGCCTCATCTGTCCGGTAAAGTCAGCACCCAGCGGATCTTGCTCCACCCTTTCAGGGATATTCATTTCCTGAGGAACGCCAGTCGTCCTATCGCGCTGAAAAATTTTTGCAAGCTCTTCTTCAAGGCGTTGCTTCCTACGGGTAGATAGCGGCCCAGCATCCAACATATTAGACTCCGAATACTCAATCTCTGGAATATCGCCCACGTCCTCGTCGCTCTCTGGCAAGGTAATGTCAATAAAGTCACCACCAAGCAAGCGATTACCCTCGACCCTCCAAGCCTTAAAAAAATCTGGAAGCGGGGAAGGGAAATTACCATCTCCGACAAACTCTGCGTTGGAATCTTTCAACCCCTCACGCAAGTAAGCAAGCAACTCAGGCGGAACATCCTCAGTAGAAATGTTTCCCTTTTGCAAATATGCAGACTCAACAGTGTTGATCGCTTTTTGAATTAATTCACTCATTGGAACATAATACTTTTTTTATCGAGCCTTGAGAAGGAAAAATGTTTGTAAGGGACTATATTGCAACAACCACCGGCAGTTTTTCCCCCCCGCCCCCTAGCCTAGGTCAATCTCAACCTTTATATCGCCAGCGTGCAGATGCATATGCTTCTCTGGTGCTTTCAAACCAGCCCGGTCTAGCAAGTCCTTAGACGCTTCTAACTGGACATACTCACTCTTGGCTGTGGAGGAGAGGCGAGTTACTTGGTGTAAGGCCATGGTCGCCTTTGCTCCAAGTTCATCCCTCACCCTTTGCATCATGTAACTCTGCACATGTGGCAGTGCTAAAGCCTTGGAAGCACTCACTCTTCCTGTCTCACCTTCTGCATATCCGGCAATCTGTGCCGCTTCTTTTATCGTCCCGCCATTGGCTACGAGGTGTTCCACTAATGCCTCTTGCTTGGCTGTCAAACCTGTCTCAGGATTCTTGATTGCGTTGCCCATATATCTACCTATTCGTTGACCCGCTACGCGGAGTTTAAGAGGGTTCGTCAAGTATAATCAATATGCAATTATGCAACCCCATTTGCAAGAATGCACAGTGTTGCACTTGTGCCACAGTTGCCGGCTTGTGTCCTTCTATCTACTCCAAGACTTGCTACACGACTGACCCAACCAACTGTCCCCTAACATACCGCCCATCTCCTTGTGGTCTACCCCCTGCCCGCACCACTCGGGCTTCGCCCGACCGTGTTGGGGGTCGCTGTCGCTAGACCACATGTCGCTGGTCGGTCTTGTTGGGGACGTAAGGTTGGGACAGTCCTGACCAAGTCATAAGGAGTAGACAGATGACTAACACAAAAACCAAAGCAACAGTAACCCAAGTGAAATACTGGACAGATGTAATTCTTGCAAATGTTGATGCACAACCTAATGATTATGCTAAATCACGAAAAGCTTATAACGAATGTAGCTTCGCTGATTACGAATTGGGTAGAGCATTAAACGCTATCGCAGATTGCGTATCAGTAATCTCAGACGACAATGCATCAGACATTGAGAAGATGCGAGCAGAGCGTCAATCAGAACGCCTTCACATTGCCGCCGCTGACTGGCAAGCACAGCTTGAAGCAGCGATGGAGATTCACGAGGTATTCTGCGCAAACAAAGAATATCTCTACAAGCCCAAGAACCTCACCAAGTAACTCCCACCGGGGCGATGGTTCACGCTGTCGCCCCAATTACTTGTTGCAATGTGGATAACGTTGTGCATAATGATACTTGCACTGTAGGAGGTAGCAATGAAACTCAATGATATTATTGACCTGTTTGGCTTGCTTGTGTGCATTGGCGCACTGTTAGCACTTTGGAACATTACACCGTAGGAGGGTGAAATGACTGATGATGAACTGTATTTCAAAATCACTGAACTAGAAGAACGACTGTCAGAGATTGACGGTCAAATCACTCACATATGGGAGCAGTCTGGTCGTTCATATGAGAATGGCGATGTGATTCTAATCCCATACCAGAACAATGACATTATTGATGAACTGTATGCAGAACGCGAAGAAGTTCTCATTGAACTGGACAAGCTAGATAAAATGGAGGCAACGGACTAATGAGTAGAGTATCAATGAAAGATTTGGAATTGCAAGCCGCGGCTATTAACGGCCTAAAGGGTTCGCCGGCAAAGTATACTGCAAGCGGAAGGGATGAGAAATGGAAAGCAAACATTGGTCATCGATACATATTTGCAAGTCATAACCACTATGCATTGGCCCGGGTCATCAACGAAAACGGCGGTATTTCGTGCCGCTTCGGTTCAAAAAACAAGCGCGACCTTTATAACAAATTAGACGGGTATATTACGGCACTCGATGAGGAATCAAGTCGCCGCATTTATACAAAGGAGTAGAAAATGAAACTATCACGACAACACTTTGAATTTATCGCAGACGACATTGCTCCTCTGCTAGAGAATCCAGCCAGTATTGAGGTAATTGCTGACAAGTTGGAAAACACAAACCCCAACTTCAAACGCGAAACATTTACGCAACGCGCCTTGAAGAATTGGGAAAATGCAAACCTAAATGATATGCGCAACGAATGGGAGGCGGCAGAATGAACTGGTGCAGAACTATTGGTATTTACATTGAAGCGCTTGAGTCAGACGATCGCATTGCAAGAGATGCGGCGGCACAAGAACTGATGACGATCGCATACCATCTCAACAAGCTTGGTGTGAAGTATCCTGACACAATACAGGAAACGCCGGGCAAAATCATTTACCCTACTGAGTGGAGATAACAATGCCGCGCAAATCAAAGAACAAGGGCAACCCCGTGCAGTGTGACCTGTGCGGGGAAGTCCGGCTTGAGTTTGTTGCTCTGCTAGTCAACCCTGACCCAGTAGA